TGACAGTAAACACCGTTGAGCAGGAAGATTTCAAAACAAGACACGATCTGTGCATAAGCATCGTTGGTTAGTCGCCACGCTGTACCGCCAAATGATAGAATAGTAAATGCGTTAGCAACCATTGATTTACCTTGTTCAGGTATAGCACCAATTACTGGATTTTCAGCCTCAATACCGTATGTCGGAACGTTGGGCGATTCAACTTTTGAACCGTCAATCTTAGCACCGTTCATACCTAAGAAAGAAAGAATCGAACAGTTTTGGATATATGGTGAAGTGGTAATCGTTGGTCTTGTGTTAGGCAAGTTAGTGTAGTCTGCACGGTCAGTTATGTCTGTTGCAAACGGATCATCAAATGCAACAGCATAGTCTGCTGTGATGGTAGGAACAAAGTTGTTATCTACACCATCACGGAAAGTAAATTCACCAAAGTAACATGCGTTACGAACACGTAGCATGTCCAAGTTAGCATTTGCAGGACGGATAATACAACCACGCAAACCGTCACCTTTGATAACTGTGTTGTCTGGAACAATAATTGGGTTGTCTTCTGTGTAGTCTCCAACCGCAACTTTGATGTTAACACGGCGGAAGTTGATTGTGCCATCTGCATTGTACACTAATGCTGATGCAAGTTTACATGCTCTTTTCACTGTCTTAACAGGAGCACTCTGTCCATCGTTGGCATCATCACCTTGTTCAGCTGACACGTATATAACGTTACCGCCAAATACGTCAGCATCTTGGAAAAACAAGTTACCTGAACCATCTGTTGCCAACAATTGACCCACAGTACCACGTGACGGAGGCAGTGTCATTGTGTATCCTGAGTCTAATGTATCTGGCGCTTTGATTCCTACACCGTCGTCACCTGACGCTGTAAGTTCTTTGAATGTCATTGTCTTAGCATCTTCAAGATCAAAGTCATTAAACAAGTTCATACCAGCTTGTGTAAACGATGCTGTTTCTTGATCATTAATATTGATTTGGATTTCTGCTTGCGAACTATCGCCTTGGTCGGTAATTTTAATTTCAGTATCTTTATCAAATATACGTCTTGTAATATCTTGCACTGTGTTATCATCACGTAGCAAGAATACTTTACCGTCTGCTGTGTTAATTGCTAATTCGCCAGATTCAAGTTGAGAAACTATAGGTTTTTTATTCGCGACCGCTGATCGCTTATGTTTAATTGTCGTTGCCATTCGGCTGCCTCCTAGTTAGGTAACGGGTCAGGTCTATATAGACGCCCAAAACTACACGATAGAAATCGCTGTAATGTATTTATCATAGGAGTAAAATGGCGGCTTAGAACTCGCCGCCATCTAATGTGTCAGTCCAGATTGGATTTGAATCTCCATCACCTGTAACTGTAAGTAATTGATAACTTATACTTGCATCAGCACTACCTGCTGCTTCTGTTACTTTCAATGCTGCTGTGCCGTCACCATATACAACACCATCTGGAACAAAATTACTACGTCCTGTTCCGCCATATATAACAGCAAGATCGTTGTTTGTTAATATAAGTTCGCCGTCAACAGTGATATTTGTATCAAATGTTACATCATTATTAACTGTACCACCGTTAAGTTTGTTTAAGTATCTATTTTCTACATATACGCTAACAGCTCTTTGTGTTGGTGCAGTGTTGAAGTCTTGTGTACCTAAACTTGAAATCAAGTTTGAATTATCACTTACCTCTTTAAGTTCTACACCAACTGGAATACCATCTCTAATGAACGGTCCTACACTGGTTAAACCTTGTAAATCAATCTCATTTGCGTTAAGTGTTATAGCACCTGTTAGAGCATTAACACCAAAGAAGTTACCAACTCTAAAGTTACCAATTTGGTCAACTGTACCACCAGCAAACACTTTACCTTGATTGCGTTCAATAATCTCTTGTTCTGCTATAGCACTACCGCCAAAGAACGGAAGTGCGTTATAAGTGACGCCAGCGCCTACATATTCAAATGCATGTCCTGATGTTGAAATTGTTGACACATTGTACAAGTTACCTTGTTGTCCTGTGTTTACTGACACAATACCTGGGAACAGTCTTATATTTGCTGTACCACCGTATACTTGGTTAAGATCTGCAATAGCATTATCTTCAATGGTTTGAATACTACCAAGAATCACTTCTCTTTCAGTATTGTAAACAGAACTACCTAATTCATAGTTGTGATTGTTCTCTTGCCAACCAGTTGTGTAACCTTCGATTAACGAAAGTGCTATTCTGTCAATAAGCAATTCAAAGTTATTTGCTGCTGCTTCTGTACCATCTGGTATAGTAACATCTTGTGTAATTGGATTGTTGTAACTCTTTGTTACTGGATCATTTAGTACAACTTTACGTAGTATATCTCCTAGATAATAGTAGCTATAAGCTGTTACTAATGTTTGATCAGCATTGCCAACTTTTGCTGCTCCAAGTATTGCACCTGCATAGTATGCATCAGCTGCACGTCTTGTTTGCTTGTTACCTTGATACATTGTATCGTAAATTGCTGCATCTATCAAATAACCTGTATCTCTCTTACACTTGTCTATATTGTAAGTGAAATTAATTAAATTATTAGTAATAAATGTTATAACACCATCTTGAATGTTTGCTTTTTCTGAAAGCATAACTGATGCTGCTGTTCTTGTAGTTTCTGGTAACCAACTAAATGCAGGTTCAACTTCACCTGGTGTTCCAACAAGTGTTTCGTTAGCAATAGCATCCTTAGTGATGTTTATTAAACTGGTAGAAGTAGCACTTTCTGTGCTTGTGCCGTAGTTACCACTTAATACTTGTGTTTCTGGATTACCAGTTGTTGGTGACACACCAACACCTTCTATACAATTTGCTGCAACACTTGCAAGGTGTGCATACGCTGCTACTGTGTTAGCAACCTGATATGATGGAATATACTGTACTGAACCTAAGAAATATGCTCTAGTAGCTATCAATGTTGCAATATTACCTGTGTACAACAAGTCATGTGCAACAGCATCAATCAAGTAACCTGTGTCTCTTTTGCATGTATCTTGATTATAATTAAAGCCATTATATGTAGTTCCGATAAATGTTATTGTATCGTCTATGATAGTTTGTTTAGATGATGCTAAACTTGCTACTGCTGTCTGAATTCCTGCTGCTGCCCAAGTAATGTCTGGATTAGTTTCAGTTGGTAGGTTATCAGTACCGTTAACAATAACATCTTGAATTATATCTAATAGCTCTGTAGCTCTAGTTACTTCTGTTGCACTTGCTGCACCTGCTGTTGTATCTTGTGTTTCAACTGTTTGCTCAGGATCACTATAAAGTGTATCAAGTAAAACGCTACCTAATAGTGTGTTTACCCATCCTAATGCATCAGATGTTTCTTGTTGCTGTCCTGTAACTTGGCTAGCTGTTCCTACAAAATAACTATCAGCTGCTGCTCTAGTTGCACTATTACCACCATATAGTATGTCATATGTTAATGCATCAATAATGTATTTTGTATCACGATTACACTTAGTTGAATTAAATGTAAAGTTACGTGTAAATGTATTATTAATAAATGTGATTACAGCATTTTGATAATCAGTTGTTCTGTCTGTAATATGTGTAAAGCTACCTTGATCGCTATCAGATGTCCAAGCAACACTTGGAGCACTGTCTGCTGGCAAACCATCTAAGTTTCCTGCGTTTATTACATCAATAATGATTTGAATCAAGTTTTGTACAGTTCCTGCTTCAACTGCTGTTGCTCCTGCACCGCTTGTATCTTGTGTTACGACTGCTTGTTGAGGTGAACCAATTAAGATATTTTGTACAACATCTGACAACCATGTTTTTAATTGTGTGTAAGCATCTGCTGTAGCTGCTTGTTGTCCTGCGCCTAACTGACTTGCTGTTCCAACAAAATATGCTTCAGCTGCTGCTTTTGTTGCTAAGTTACCACCGTATTGAACATCATATGCTAGTGCGTCAACAATATATTTTGTATCTCTTTCACACTTGGTTTGATCATATGTTAATGATGGATAAGTTGTGTTTACATATGCAACAACTTCTTTGCTTAAGAATATTCTATTAGCTACTAGTTGTGCGTTAGCATCGTCTGATGCACTAGTTGGTAAGATGCTTGGTACAGGATATACTAATGTATCTGCAGATGTATCAGTGCTGACTACACCATTCTCAATTATGTCAATTACTTCGTTTAGAGCTGTAATTATTCTTGCTGAGAACTGACTGCTAATTCCTGTAGCAGTTGACATTTGATCTCTCAAGTACTTGATTGATTCAATAGTTTGTAAGTTTTGATCGCTTATAACATATGCACTGTTAGCTCTTTGATATGCAAGACCACTTGTTACTGCATTGTAGTTTGTACCAAATGCTGCATCGTATGCTGCTGCTTCAACAAGTATACCAACGTCTCTACGACATTTTGCTTCATCATAAGCAAATGTTTGGAAGTTATTAGCAATAAAGATAATAATTTCAGTTTGTACAGTTTCTTTGTTGCCTTTGATTACGCTGTATGCTTGTTCTAAATCATCGTCAGCCCAAGTAATGCTTGGTAATACTGTTGCAGGTAGACCAGTTAAATCGCCTGCTCTAATTACATCTTCAATAATCTTAACCAAGCCTTCAACATCGTCAGCTTCAGTTGAGCTTGCTGGTGTACCTGATGTGTTTTGTGTAAGTAGGTTCCCTGTTGAAATTTCAACTGCTGCTTCAATAACAATATCACCAAGTACATCACCTAGTCTGTTATATGCATCTGCTGTTGCTGCTTCTTCACTTGCGCTACCTAGTTGGCCTACACCGTCAACAAAGTAACTTCTTGCGGCTGTGATTGTAGCACTGTTACCGCCATATAAAATATCATGACATACTGCATCAATAATGTATCCTACATCACGTTCGCATTTGACTTGATCATATGTTAATGATGGAAAGTTTACAGCAATCCATGCAAGTATTTCGTCTTTGATAAATTCTTTATTTGCTATAAGCTGATCTTTTGCTGCTACTGCATCTGTGGTTGGCAACACACCTGGTGTTGGGAATACAAGCGCATCTGCTGCTGTATCTGTGCTTAATACACCGTTGTCAAGAATATCAATTACTTCGTCAATTGCTGCTTCCATTTTTGGTTGTGCAGCATCGCTCAATCCTAACAATGTTAGTTGTTTCTTTAATTCTCTAATTGCAGCAAGTGTTTGTATTTTTTGATCGTCTTGTAGATCGGCACTACTTGCTCTTTGATATGACAAGCCTGCTGTAACTGCATTATAATTAGTTCCTAATGCAACATCAAGTGCCACAGCATCCATTATTAGTCCTACATCACGTTCACACTTAGCTTGATCAAATGTAAAGTTTTGATAGTTATTTTCAACATAAGATACTGCTTCTGCTGCTAGAAAATCTCTATTGGCTTGTAGTTGATCTTTAGCAGCAATTTGTGCTGCGGTTGCAGTAGATGGATTAGCAAATACCAGTGCGTCTGCAGATGTATCAGTGCTTACTACACCGTTTTGTATAATATCCACAATCTCATCAAATGCTGCTTCTACTCTAGTTTGTGCAGTTGCATCACTTGAAACTGCTGTGCTTGCTTGACCTTTTGCATAGTTTATAGCACCTACTGTTTCAGTTTGTTGTCCACTTATTACATATGCACTGTTAGCTCTTTGATATGAAAGACCGCTTGTTACTGCATTGTAGTTAGTGCCTAATGCAGCATCAAAATATGCTGCATCAATAATTAACCCAGTGTCTCTTTCACACTTGGCTTGATCGTAAACAAAGTTGTTATCATTTATATAAGCAATGACTTCTTCTTGTAAGAATGCTCTGTTTGCAATTAACTGATTTGTTGCATTGATTAAATCTGTGCTTGCAGGACCTGGTTCTGGGTAAGTGGTTCCTTCGCTTGGTAGTGTATCAAACTCAATTATATTTAGAATGTCATCAAACAAGTTGCCAACTGTTGTTTGGAAAGTAGCATCTCTATTAGCTGCTAATACTAACAAACGTTTTGCTTCACGTAATGCTATAATTGTAGCAGGTTTTTGTTCTGAATCTAGATATGCTGTGTTTGCTCTGCTGTAAGCTAGTCCTGCTGTAATACTGTTATGGTTTGTGCCAAGTTGAGCATCTCTATAGATTGCATCAATTATGTAGCCAACATCACGCTTACACTTATCTATGTTGTAAGTTAGTGTAGGATAATTTGCTAAGTTCTGTGCAAGTACATCTGTAATAAATGTTGCTCTTTGACTTAGAATAACATTAGCTGAGTCTTGCAGATCACTTGCTTCAGTTTCAAAATTTGGATAAGTTTTTGTTGGTAGTCCAGTTAGATTACCTGCGATGACTACATTTTCTATTATTTGTAATTTACCGTCTATAGTTGTTGCTTCAACCTGTGTTGCTGCACCGCTTGAAAAATCTTGTGTTTCTAAGTTACCAGTAGTAGGTGTAACTGGTAAGTCTCTTATGATTCTTTGTAAAATAAATCTTACACGAGCAAATGCATCAGTAAGTGTTGTAATTTCAGATTGTATAAAAGAACTATAGTTTATGTTGTTAAAAAAGTATGTAGCTTCTTGCACTGTAGCTGATGTGCCTGTGTAAAGCATATCAAATATCAATGCATCAACTATGTAACCCATGTATGTTTGATATGTAGCAGCATCCTGTCCGCCATAAGTAAATGAAGCATTATCGTCATCAATAAATGCTGTAAACTCTGCTTTAATAAATTCTTTATTTGCAAGTAATTGATCTTTTGTATCAATGTTATTTTGTATCGCTCCTGCATGATTAGGAAATTCTATAGTTATTCCTGAGCTATCGCCATCATCTAATATATTAATAAATTGGTTAAAGGCTTCATTCACTCTATCTTGTGAAGTGCTTGATGCTGCAACTTCAGTTAGAGCCAAACATCTGTCACGCAAATATTCCAATGAAGTTAGATACAAGTCTTGGAATCTGTCTCTATACTCAATTTCTTGTGCTTGTCTAATTACACTTTGATCACTACCAAACACAATGTATAGTGCAGTAGAATATAACAAGTTATCCATATCAGTGTTAAACTGAGTTTGATCGTAACTTAATTCTGTAAACTGATCGTTAATATAAGCACTTAGTTCTTCAATGATAAAATCTCTGTTAGCAAGTACATTATTTTTTGCATCAATTATACCATCGTCTATGCTGCTTAAATCATTAAGAGATTCGTTTAATTCACTACCAATGCCTGGTGTACTACTACTATCTCCAGCTTCTATTATATTTGTTATTATTGCAAATCTTGCATCTATTTCTTCTCTCATTGCAAGATTGGTAGTAAGTGCTTTCATTTCATCTCTAGCACTTTCAATACCATATACTGTTGGTGCTAATTGATCAAGTAAAACTTTTGTGCTAGTACTTCTTAAATAACTTTGTCCTGCAGAATATGATTGATAGTTTGTTCCTAAAACAATGTCGCCTGTTACAGCATCAACAATACGTCTTATATCTCTACGGCATACTGTTTCATCATAGGTAAATGGTGCTTTTGTAATTTCGGTAGCTGTTATATAATAATATGTAGGATCGCCATAGAACTGAATAATAGAACCAGTTTGTGGCTTGTCACGTAAACTACCAATTGATATTGTACTGTTTGTTTGCAAGTTGGCTGTGGCTTCAGCAGTAATGCTTGAGCCGCCACCTGTAATAGTAATTGCAGGAACAGTTTCATATCCGCTACCTGCTGTATCGATAGATATAGCAGCTAATTGTCCTGTTGTCAAGTCAACTTGTGCTGTACCTGTTGCTGTTACACCTCCTGCTCCTGTTGGCGCATCGAAAGTTACAACAGGAACTCCAGTATAACCTGCACCTGGATTATTAATTGTTACACTTGCTACACTTGAAAAATAATCTACAAGTGGTACAGCATTTGAATATGCTATCGGATAAAATCCGTCTGCTACAACACCTTCTGTACCAAAGTCACTAACTGAGTTAGAAATACTTAGATAGCCGCCTTTTGTAGTTAAGAAACCTGTAGAACAGAAAACCGAGAAGCAACTAACAATCTGTGTATAACCAAAGTTGGTAACATGGAAACCAATACCACCTTGAGAAATCTGTGTAAATGCATCTGCAACAAATGAGAACACAAGTGATGCAGGATCGTATTCATCACCATCAACAAGTAAGCCGCCGCCTCCGCCGGTTGGGTTAATTTGTTTTTCTACTGGTAAACTTGGATTGTCTATTAGTGTTAGTGGTCTTGCGCCCGGTTCAATGCCTTCAATTTGTACAGTTTCAAAAGGAATAAATTCTGTGCCATCGTTCAACCAAGGACCATTCATGTTAGTACAGTTTTGTACATATGGAGATGTTGTTACAAGTGCGCCCGGGCGTATTCTAGCACACCAACCTGGATAACGCAATCCTCTAAATGTCATTTGGAATAGGTAACAACCGTTGCCCATAAAGAACAAATCATCAGTAGGATTCTTTGGAAAAATTCTTGTGTTACGTAATTCACCTTGTCCTGATATTGTGACAAAGTCTCTTAATGTCATTGGATTGTCTTCAATGTAATCACCAGGTGCAACAATAATAGTTGATCCTTCTGGTGCTACTTCTACTGCTTTTTTAACTGAAGCGAATGCGCCGTTGGCATCTTGTGACAAACCGTTGTTTAAGTCAGATCCGTTTTTCTGTACATAATAGGTATTGCCTACCTGAGGACCAGATGCTTGTCCGGTGACTCTCAAATCTCCGCTAATGTTAACACTTTTACCTGCTGCCAGATTTATTTCAACATTACCGTCGGCAGTAAGTATAAGAGAATTATCTCCTATCTTCCTTTCGTGTATCGACTGTCGCTTCATAAATTTCATGTTTTATACTTCCAAATAACTTATTGTGGCGGTAAGGTTTGTTGGACTTTGTCCTACCAATACTACTTTATCGTTTTCTTCTAAAATCAATCTTTCTACATTAAATGTAAATGTTTCAGATGCTGATACGGGTAAATTATTTAGACACAGATTTCCATCTCCTTTGACTTGTCCGTCTGGAATAACAAACATGTCAAAAGTTGTGTCATTTGTTCCTGTACCATCGTCTGTACCTGTGTTACAGACCAATAGAGTAGTAATGGCATATTTTTTGCTTGCCGGCACTGTAAGTATGGTTGTATCTGTTGTCAGCACTTGTGCGTTTGCTATTGCCATTTTCTCTTCCTCAAAATATTATACTATAAAGTAATGCTTTGTTTCTGCTTATAATCTCATCTTGTGTTTCTGCGCTATTCTTAAAAAATAAACCAGTACCGCCATCTGCTTCTGGTTTAGCATAAAGATATACACCGTCTGCAGGAATACCTAAACTAGTATCATCCTGTTCAGTTAAATTAAAGAAATCATTAGACTGAACAACTCCATCACCAGTACCTTGTAATTTTACAAAGCCGTCTGTGTCATTTGATGTAATTGTATCGTCTTGGAAACGTAAGTTATCAACTTCTAATCTGTTTTCATAAAATGTTGCAATACTTGCATCATTTACTACAACTCTTACTCTGTTTTCTAAATCTCCAGCTTCTACATCTTCTGCGGTAACAAATGTTGGCGTAATTGCTGCTGTTGATGCACTTATTGTATCCGCAAAGTTGTAAAGGTTCCAACTATTAACATAGTCTATCAACCCTCTTACATTTACAAGAGTGTCATCATCATAAGATGTTGGATTTACTCTAAGTCTATCAGGACGTGATGGATCTTCTGGTATATCTGCTCCATCTCCTGCATAGTCCCAAATTTTAGCTTCATAGTCAGTTGTTCCTGTGACTTTTACAAGTCCGTCTCCTGTTCCTACAAGATATAAATCATCACCGCCGGTAAGTATACCGCCGGCGTACATACTAAAAAGTGCTAAGTCTGCTGGTATTGCAGTTTGGTCTTGAATTACAAATGCACCAGTAACACTAGCACCTTCTCGTATTGAATTTTTAGATTCGTCAAAAAATAGGCGAGCATCATTACGTGTACCTCTATCTATAATCATGCCAGCAGTGGTTAAACTTACACCTGCACCAGTTTCGCCTTTGTTGATGGTAAAGGTGTTGTCATATATTAACAGATCTTCTTGTTCTATGCTTGTACTAGAACCTGCTGTTAAACTACCACCGATAGCTACATCGCCGTTGATGTTAACTTGACCTTCTAAACCAGTGAAAAGGTTAAGTGTACCTCCGTCGTTGATTTCTAGAGTATACTCGTCTACACCTATCTTATTGACTTGAATTGCCATTTACTGCTCCAGATTATGCTTGACCTGGTAGAGCGACACTCAAGTTTGCATTAGGATGGCCTGAAATTTCTCTTGCACTTGCATCATAACCTATGTTATAGATAGCATTTACTTCTGTGCCACCGGCTTCTAATTGCACACTTCTGTTACGTAATTTTGTAACTTGGTATGTTGTTGAATCACTACCAACTGCATCGATTGTAAATTCGCCTGCTACTAGTGCTTCACCGCCGCCAGTGCCTGCTTTGTTGACAAGTGTTAACACTTCGTCATTTGAATCTGTTCTTGGTAGGAATGTGCCTGTTGCGTTTGAATCTAAACGCACGACATACTTTCCGTTGCCTGCTTGTCTTACAATATGTGCTGCTGTTGTTGCTTCTGCACCACCTGTAAAAAAGTGGCGTGTTACTGCGATACGACCTGATCCGTATCCGATCTTATCTTTGTTTATTGGACGTCCCATTGTTTTCTCCTTATATGTTACGTTCTAGGTAATACGCGGTGGGTGCCGCATAATTCTTGTAATAGTATTTATCCTTTTTGAAAAAATGGGTTATTATCAGCTTCGCAGAATAAGTTTTTCTGCATATCTTCTACCATTTTTTTCAACGTGATCATACACTACTCTGTCTCCAATTTTTAACTCATGTTCGTGCTTCTTGAACAGTATGTCTCTTCTTGTAGCACCAAAGTTATCAGGACGAATATGACCGTAAATACCGGTAAATTTGTATACTTGACCTTGTTCTTCCATAGTTTATCTCCTTACTATATTTACTCAAAAAAATAGGCCCCGTAGGGCCTATTTAGAATTAAAAACTAATAATAATATTAGCTGAAGCTTAGGTTACCGCTTGTTACTTCGACTGCTTCTAAGTAATCAGCTGCGTTACCAAGCGATGATGCAGTGTTTGACAACTCAACATATCCGTAACGTGTCATAAAGCTGACAGTTGGTTCGAATGATGTTGGGTCAAGCACAACGCCGCTGCTCATTAACGGAATGTATGGGCAGTAGAACGCTGCTGCGTCTGATTCGCTTGAACCTTTGTAACCAACAAGTACATCGTCGTCTGCTGCATATGTGTTTACATATACTTTCATTGCGCCGTTTAGTGTACCAACCATTTTGGTGTTTGTTGGTGCTTCGAAAGAACCTTCAGTTGTTCTTGCAAAAGCTGAAGTTGTTGCTGACTGTAGAACAGTTAACATTGCTGGAGAAACAACAGCCCAGTTACCTGCGCCTCTACGTGTTCTCTGTGCAATTCTGTTTGCTGCTCTGTTAACAAGTACTGCTAATGCAGCATGTTCGTCACCAACAAAAGTAGCTGTACCTGATACTGCTGCTTGATCGTAAGTATCAGTACCTGTACCTGCTAGTGTTTTAAGAGATGCTAACACCTCTTGGTCGATTTCAGCAGTAATTTCTTGTGCTAATGCAGCCATGATCTCTGCTTCAACGTCGATGCCGTGCTGTGACTGTGCGTCTTGCGCAGCTTCGAATGTCCAACGTGCTGATAGCTTACGTGTTTTAGCTTCAACAGTTTGTTTTAAGATCTGGATGCTTAGTTGATTACCACCAGTACCTTCAAGTGCCGCAGTTGCATCAGCTTTTGCTGTTGTAGCATTACCTGAATATGCTTCTGCAATTTTGAAAGGTGATAGTGCTTCTTCACCAGCTACTGCGCCTGATGCGCCTGTACCTGCTGTGTCGCTGTAGCGAACACGTAGTGTGTGAATCTGACCAACTGGTCCAGTCATTGGTTGTACACCAACTAGTTCATTTGCAATCACTGTTGGCATAACACGTCTGATCACTGGGAGGATCACACGGTTTAATGTTGCGATGTTACCTGCAGAAGTAGCACCTGCTGTAGCGGTCTCTGCCAAATACTTTCTAGTATTTTCTAGAGTTGTTGCCATTACTGCTTTCTTTGTGCCACCTAGGCCTTCAAGAAGTGCTGCTTTGGTATCATTCCAACGGCTTTCTAATAGTTCTGACATTGGTTTCTCCTTAACTCAATCCAGCAAGGCGCTTAATATCTACGACATTACTGTCGTCGCCTGCTTGTTTAACGTCATTGTTTTCTCTGTTGCCTGTAATTTCTTTTGCCTCTGATAATACCGCCTTCTGCTTTGCTGGACCTTTACCATCGATAACCGCTGGTAGATACTTGTCAAACGCTGCTTGCAGCTTTGATGTTTGAACTGATTCCAGTAAGTCTGTCATAATGCTTTGCTGATCTTTGCTTAATGGCGCGATCAACTTGCTTACTTTTTCATTGCGAGCGATTGACTCGTTGATTGTTTTAACCTCGTTTGCCTTTGCTTCCGCAAGTTTAATTGCTTTAGCCGCTGCTAGTTTTGCTTCACTTAGTTGCTTGTCTTTTGCATCAACTACTTTTAGCATTTTAGCAGTTTCACTCTTTTCATTTAGATAAGAATGTTGATATTCGTTAGCAAATGCTTCGAATAACTTACGACCAAAATCATTTTTACGTGCTGCTTCAATATCTTCTTTCAGTGATGAAATTTCTTTTGTAAGTCCTTTTGACACTGTTTCTGATACTAGGGCAGCAGATTTTGTGATGAAGTCTTTTTTGACTCTATCAACGTGTGCTTTGCCTTCACGTACTAAGCGTACTTTTGTTTCAGCCAAGTCTTTTTTATCTTCGTAAAACTCTGCAAGTTCTTTTGCTAAAGATTCTACTACAAACTCTTCTAGAGCAACAAACTTGTCAGCCATTGCTTTTTGATCGCTATGTAGTTCTTTTACTTCTTTAGCTAGTTGTTCGCTTACAAAACCTTTTAGAAGGTTAGCATTTTGACGTTGTGCAACAGCAAATTTAGCTTTCGCTTCTGCTAGTTGCTTGCGATCGTCCTGGAATTCTGCGATTTCCTCTGCTAAACGCTCAGTAACTAGACTATCAATAGCTTCCACCATTGTAGTTTTGTCATGCTCGTATTTTTTAGCAAATTCTTCACGTAGTTCAGATGTAACCTGTAAACGGTTTTCCTTGATTTTTGCATTCCATGCTTCTTCAAGTTCTGTACGAACTTCTTCTGATAGTGCTTCATTTTCGAAGAGTGATTTTAATGCTTCCAACATATTTTTCTCCTCGCTATCGGAGCTTGCTTATTATATCTAATAAGCTCTCTTTTAAGTATTTTTGTGCCTTTTTGTCGCCTTGTACTTCCCTTGATGTATGGAACGCCTTATATCCACCTCTGGTATTCATAAGATGTTCGTAAATGGGTGTAGGATAAGCACCAGGTGCGCTCGGTTGAGCAACAACGTCAACGGTGATTATCTCAAAATCGCTTACTTCACCTGATCCATCTTCCATTACGTTTCCGGATCCTCTAGATGAGACGCCTAGTTTAACTCCGCTTTCAAGCATTGTTTTAACTAGTTGTCCCATCGGAGTTGGTAAAACTTTTAACTTGCCATAACCGTTTGGTCCATCCATCCACATTTCTGTAATCATATGGCTTACGCGGTCTAAGTTAATATTAAGTCCTTCAGGATGATCTACTTCACCTAACACTGAGTAGCCACCACTAATTTGTTCGTTGAGTGTGGTGACAGCCCTGCCAATCTCGTTAACGGGATAAACACGCTGGTTTGCGTTGCGAACTCCGCCTTGGATACAAATACCTTTCATAAAAAGATCTTTGCCTTCATTAGCAGACTCAACAACAATTTTAGCCTGGTCGAAACTCAAATGTTCGTTCAGTAGTTTCATACGTCAGTCCTCGTCTTAGCTGCCAATAGTTGATTTTTTATTGTCAGCATTCTCTGGCTTTGACTTCTTTTCAGCGCCGTGGCCAGGTTCTGCGCTCATTTTAGATGCGCCTGATCCGCCTGGAGTGTTTACATTCCCTGCGTTATCTTCTTTTGGTGCTCCAGCGCCTGTACCGCTTTCGTCAGCTGTTCCGCCTTTTGCGATGTTTGCTGTTGTTCCACCCATGTCATTTTTACCAGCTACTGGTGATTTTGCGTTTGCGCCGTTGTCACCTTTCTTTGGCTCGTCTGACATCTTTGTTACGTATTCACGCATGATTTCTGTTTCTGACTTTGGCATTGTAGATTCTTCAACTTCTTCGTCTGTTGCTTCTTCTACTTCTTCGTCAGTTGCTTCAAAGGCTTCCATTTCGTCGTCGTCACCTTCTTCTGAATCCATGTCCATTGGCATGTCGTCAGCTGGCTCTTCGTCTCCTGGCTCTTCGTCGCCCATCATTGCTTCGAATTCAGCTTTTAATGCTTCTAATTCGTCTTCTAGGTCTGAAACGCGGTCTTCTACGTCACCTTCGTCGTCCATACCCATGTCGTCATCACCGCCCATGTCCATGTCGTCACCTGGCATTTCAATGTCACCCATCATATCGTCTGTTGGATCACCTTCTAATGCTGGCTCGTCAAACATTTCTTCAACTTCTTCATCAGTACCTTCTTCAACTTCTTCGTCAGTTGCTTCGTCTAAATCTTCTTCAGACTCGTCTACTTCTTCGTCAGTTGCTTCGTCTAAATCTTCTTCAGACTCGTCTACTTCTTCGTCAGTAGCTTCGTCAACTGTTTCATCAGTTGTTTCTTCTACTTCTTCGTCTTCTAGTAGACCTTCATAAATTTCACGTGATTTTTCTACCACGATTTCGTGGAAAAGCTCTTCCGCACCTTCTCTGTCTTCATTGACAAGGCGCTCAAGCATTTCTTCAAACTTGTTGCGATCAGTCATGTCATTCTCCTTTATTGTCAAGGCTGTCAATTATATTTACACTTTATTGGAAATATACGCTTAAAATGGGGTCAAAACTGCACATTTTACTAATTGTGCGGGATTTGAGTGAAGGTTTTCCTAAAAACTTCACTAGTAATATGTTCAAAATTACTTAATCCTTTGAGATAATCCGGAATAAAAAAATCTTCTTTTGGTATTACTCTAACGTATTTAGTCTTTGGAAACATATTTGCGCATAGCATAGTTTGTCTAGTCCAATTACCATAATACGTTGCTCTATCTACTGTGTTTTTATAGTTCTTACTTCCAGCATATAGATTGTTTACTTTTTCATTTTGATTACCTAAACCTACATAATCAAAACCTAAAATATATATTGTTCTGTATCCGTGTTGGCTTGCTAACAGCATTGCAGTAGGCCCGCTACTCCAGCCTTTGTTAGGTTCCATTATCTTAATTCCTGCCGTTTTTTGCGTCAGTTTATTAGGATTACTCCATACATTATACTGCTCTTGATAACGCTTATCGGATATCTCAATGATCATCTTTGTGTCAACTGCAACCAAATGATCTGGTGCAAAATCTCTATACAGAGCATTGCATCCGTATATTTTTCCATGTGATCTTAAAGGTTCTAAGGGTATGTGTTTACGGCTTATTCCGTTGCCTAACACAAAGGCTATGTTGTTCATTAGATTCCGCCAGCTGCTGCCTGTGCTGCTAATCCGTACATCTGTCTAATGAAGTTTAATTCTTTTTCGCTTTCAACTTTGTGGTTGTCGCTTGCTTTACGTGCTTTGTTTATATCTTTTAGAGTAAGTCTACTTTTACGATCATCATCAACTTTGATCACACTTTTATCGTCTTCTGCATCATAGGTATGATCCTCAACAGGTTCCATTGTTTTATCGTCAAAGTAATATAGTTCTCTAAGTATCATGTATGTATTTATATAGTTTGTGCCGGATTGTCAGCGCCACCGCCTCCAATTTCGTTTTCTGTATTTGTTTCAGGTGCTTCGCCAGTACCGCCATCTATAGCGCCAGCGCCAGCATCTAAATCAGTTTCTAATCCACCTGCGTCTCCAGCTAGGTCAGCACCGCTGAGTCCAGCCATACGCATCTCACCACCTAAGTCATCTGTAACTAGATCTGTGAGATTCTCATCATTCTCTTCTCTCCATAGACGTTCGTTGTCAGCAATCTCCTCTTCACTAAGTCCTAAGAAACGTTGCATAGCAAATCTATTTGAAATATAAGGAATAGCAGCCATTTGCGTAAATGTTCCAATTCTGTTATTATCAAGTTCTGCTTGTCTGTATGCTGCAAAGTTTTGCGGCGGTGTAAGTTTTAAGTCAAACATGCTAAAGTCTATATTAGCACCTTTTGATCTCAAATACAATTTGAATTCTCTGTTAAAAACTTCTTCTACATTGGCTTGCAGACGTTGGCAATAATTGTTGAAGCGTAGTTCTTGTATATAGGCAGTACCCACACGTCCATCATTATACTGTGAAGCGCCGTCAT